AGCCGGCTGATGATGATCTGGTGCATATCCAAACGGTGATGCAGTACATCCAGCAGAGAGCTGCAGAAGGGGCAGCACCTGAGCCAATAGAGGGGCAGATGCTACAGCAACATTTGGCTGCACACGTTACGCAGTTGAAAGAAAAGGATCCCAAAGCCGGCAGAGAGATTGAGCGGGATCTAAGCGAGTTTTTTGAGCAGGCAGCTCAAGCAGCAAATGAAGCGACTAACACAGATATGGAGAACGCTCAGGGCGTTCAACAGGAACAACGGATACCCACAGCCGCAGGAGTGGAGTGATCAGGACACTGAAGCACTAAGAGCCTTCTTCAGTTCTCCCACAGGTCAGAAATTAAATAGTTCACTTCTACAGTTGCACCTGCATCAGATGGAGAGACTAATTTCGAGCAGCAAGTCGAACCTGCGTTATGAAGCAGGTTGGGCTGGAGGATTTAAGGGTGCTCTTGCATCTATCGACGGGCTAATGGTGAGACAACCAGAAAAGGCTCCGGTAGCTGAGGGAGTGACAGACGATTTAGGTTGGCTGTTGAACCCTAGAAAGATCTAAAAATTTATGTCTGACACAGGTACAGTACAAGCTGGTGAGGTAGAAATCACACGCGATCAGCTATTAGGGCAGATTGCCGAAATAGACGGCAACGCCCCCGCGAGTGACACTGCGAGCACCCCAACCTCTGACAACGCAGCAGAGGAACCAACTAGCGAGACGGTCAACGTAGAAGACAAAGCCAAGGAAGAAGCTCCTGAGCCACAGGATGCGCCAGAAGAGCCTTCTGAGGAGAAACCAAAGTCGAAGTATACCAGAGCTAAGAAAAGCCAAGAGAGGGCTAGTAAGAGCTGGAAAGAAGTAAACGCTGCTAAAGAGGAATTGAAGGCAGAGCAAGCAAAGTTGGCCGAAGAACGCCAACAGCTTGAAGCTAAAAAAGCAGATGCGTTTTCAGATATTCAGCAACGTAAGGAAGCCGCACAATTCACCCCAGATGACTACGAGCAGATTGCGAAGGAGTACCGGGAGGAAGGACGCGATGACCTTGCAGAGTTAGCACTACAGAAAGCTCAGACAGCTAGGGATACGATACAGCAGCAGGAAGTTCTCAACGCGCAGAGAACCGTTATGGAGCAATGGGAGTCAAATTTGAGTCAGCAGGTGAAGGATAATCCTGAACTGAAAGACCAAGACTCCGAACTGTACCAATACACTTCTGAACTGCTTGATCGAAAGAAGATTTTGGCAACCTACCCAGAGGGCATTAACGATGCAGTGGAAGCTGCCAAGGCGTTTCTCAAAGCGAAGAAAGCGGATGACTTGGAGGCCGAAGTGAATCGTCTCAAGAAAGAGAACGAGGAGCTAAACGGCAAGCTACAACTAAACGGAACAACCGTTGACCAATCGGGTAGATTGGAATCCTTTAACGATATGACAGCAGAACGCCAAAGAAGCGAACTGCTTAAGATGGTGAAGGATCACGATCAACGGGGTGCAGTAATAAACCTATAAAAATAATATAGAACAATGGCAGGAATTACCGATACCGCTTCAACTGGCATCAGCAACAGTTTACAAGCGTATTTTAGTAAAGAACTTCTCAAGCAGATAGTTCAAAACATCGTTCTGGAACAGTTTGCTAAAAAGCAGGCTCTCCCAGAAAAGGCGGGAAAGAACAGTGTAAGATTCTTTCGTTATGTAGAACCAGAAACCAGCAACATCAAAGGTCTTACCGAGGGTGACGGACACAGCTCAGGCACAGCTTGGGCCAAGGGTGCGTACAAGGAAATGACTCTTGAGTATGTTGACGTAGCACTCAGCCAGTACGGTCAGGTCATCGGAATTTCCGACCTGTTAACCGCACAGCAATTGTTCAATCACCTTGAGCAGGCTACCACTGTCAACGGTCAGGACGCAGCTCTGCACTTGGATACCAAGATCGCATACACCTTGGGTGATGACACTTCTATTACCGGAGGTACTACGATCACATCCAACAAGGTCAGCCGATTCGCAGGTGCTTCAGCTTACTACACTGCAGCCCCAACCTCTTCGCAGGTGATGACGGGCTTGGAGTTGCTGGACACAGCTACGGCTCTGAAGGTCAACAACGCTCCGACCACTAATGGCTACTACACTGCCGTTGCTGATCCGCGAGTGTTGCGTGATTTGCAGAATGATTCTGATTGGATCAGCTCACGCCACTACGGCGATCCTGATGCGATTATGAAGGGCGAAGTTGGTCGCTATGCAGGTATCCGCTGCATCGAGACAACCAACGCCTATCAGACTCAGCACGGCAACGCTACTGCTCGCGTCACTTACAACGGATCCGGTGGGGTTTACTCCACGTTTGTGTTTGGTGACCAAGCCTTCGGTACTGTGGATCTGGCTTCTCAAAGCCCCTACGCTCCGAAGATGCAGATCGCTCAGGGGCCGGACAAGACTGATCCGCTCGCACAGCTCACCACTGTTGGCTTCAAGACCTACTACGGTCAGAAGATCCTGCAGCCGAAATTTTTGGCTCAGGTCTACAGTGGTACAAACTACAGCTAGGATTAACCAACTGGGAGGGGGTAATTCCCCTCCCAGTTTATACTTATGCCAAACGTAATGATACCAGCAGCCAGCTTAATGATGGCTGGAGAAGACGGTGAGATGCTCTCACCGGAACAAGGTGATGCAGTGTCCTTCACAATCGAGGGAACTGTATCAGGTGAAGACGGTGATATGCTTGAGATCGCTATGGAGACTGTAAACGGAGAACCTGCTTACCCAGAGGAAACCGTTAAGGAGGAAGTAGTGGAGGAAGGCCCAAGCCGCGACGAACTAATGGCAGAGATGGTAAAAATCGACGCTCAGGGGGGAATGATGTAATTATGGCTGATAAATTCATAGGAAGCACACAACGGGGCCGGATGCTAAAAACAGACGGCGGTGACGCAGATGCCAAGCCGATAGAGATCGAAGTGATTGGAGACGGTTCTGGGGCTAACTTAGCAACAGAGTTCTTCAAGTTTACCGGAGAGCTATCTGCTTCTGCTGAAGACGGCAGCAGCTCGCTGACCAGTGTAAACGTAACCAATAACACAGCAAGCGGGGGCGTTCTCGTTTCTGTTAACGGCACGAAATACTGGATCCCAGTATATGCCACTGCTTGATTATAAGAATACCGAGACGGGGGAGGTTAGGGAGTTCCTAGCCTCTCCTGATCTTGTTGATTTTACTGAAGGAGGCCAGAGGTGGATCAAGGTGGAAGTACCCACCAGTTTCAGCTTCGGAGGCCAACACAAACCACTCACACAGAAGCAGGAAGTGAAGCAGGCTTGCAGGTCTGCGGAACTAAACTCTAAGGGGTGGAAAAGCCGTTACTCAAAGCGGCAAATGAAAAAGATTTGGAATTTATAAGACGATGAGTAGACAGAATGATGCTTTAGCCAACTTTGGCGCGACAACTAACGAGGAGCTAAGTGTAGGAACCGGGGCATCGATCCCCACAGGTTTAAGCGATGACTGTTCTCCCGCATTTCTGCTGATCCAGAACGTAGGCACTAACCCGGTATTTTACCGCTTGGGAGACGTTACTGCCGGACAGGTTTGCGCTAAGACAGGAGGTAACTACACCGGCATCTTAGCAGGTTGCACAGCAGATGAGGACGGCACTGGTGGAGTGATCAGCTTTGCCGGGTATACCGGAGGAATCAGCTTTGTAGTAGCAAGCGGCACAGGCAAGGTAAACGTCAGCCACAGCGGCAGATTGGGGGATTAAGCTATGGGTATAGCCAACATAATTAACAACTCCACCACAACGAGCGGCGGGGAGATCGTCCGCGAGTTAGTCAACGCCTCAGACGGCGCGGGTCTGCATTTAACAGACACTGGACAAGTAACTTGGCCAACTCCAGTCGCAACAGACTTTGGTTTATCAGATTTTAGCGTTGAATTTATACTTAATCAAACCGAGGAAAACACTAACGGCAATTATATTTATTTTAGCCACACAAGCGGCAACAACCGTTTTTATTTGCACAACGACAAAGGCGCAAATGACATTGCGGTAATATTCGCTAACTCATCCGGCTCATCGACCGGACTAGATTTTACATTGCCGTATGATATGTCGGCAGATTACGGAACGCCAACGCATTACGTTTTCACGTTTGACCGCGACGGGGATGTTACTCTTTACAAAAACGGCAATAGCGTTGCCTCGGTTTCTATAAATGCGGCGAGCGCAATTAACCTTGGCGACGGCAATGCAAATGTCGGCAGAATTGGCAGCAGTTCTAGTTATGGTGTGCTGGGAACTTTTTATCGCTTTCGCGCTTGGAACAAACTTGTCGATGCCAAGGCACTATTTGAACGTGCTGACGTTGATTTTGCTGACCAGTATGGAAGCGCATCAAATCAAGTTACCAACGGTAATTTTGAAACAAACACAAGTGGTTGGACATCAGAAAACACTTCTACTTTTCAGCGCAATACCACCGCCCCAATCAGCGGAACTGGCGACTTGGAGTGGACTGGCGATGGCAGCGGATACCCCGGAGCGATAAGCAACGCGTTCACCTTAACTGCTGGGAAAAAATACCGAATTAAATTCACCTATCGGGTGACGAGTGGAACCGTCTACTTAAAGTTTGGCAAAACTGCTGGCGCGACATCGGCGGCGGTGGCGGGAATTAGCGAAGCAACTTTAAATGCTTCGTCTAATACCGAATACGAGGCGGTTGTCACGCCAACAGAATCCACAACTGCTTACATAGTATTTCGCGGCAATAACAATACGACACCGTCTATGTTCGTTGACTTGGTAGACTTTGTTCAAATCGGCGCGCTGGTTGACCTAGATTTGGCATTCGCATCGCCAACGCAATCGCTGATGGTGCAAGACCGTTCGACGAACAACGTGGATGGCACGGCAAGCAGCAGCACGGCGGTGAGCCAAGTGCAGAAGGTGGTTCAGTTAAACTCCGAGGAACTGCGAGTGGCTGGCAGCGCGCCAAAAATCGGAGTTGGTTTAGCCAACGCCGTTACTCCCGCTGGCAAACTACACGTTCACGGCGCAGACGGTGACGGTTATCTTCGCTTGTCAACCGACACAACTGGAGCGACCGCAACAGATGGCGCACGAATCGGCTATAACGGCAGCAACCTTCGAATCCAGAATTTTGAAAACTCCAACGTTCAGATTTTCACGAACAATACGACGGAGGCGATGACCATATCAAGCGCGGGCGATATAACTTCGACCAACGCCACCGGCTCCAAGCCAATTCTCACGCTTGAGAATACGACGAACGACGCAAATAGTTCGCAGTTGCTATTTAAGAAAAACCGTACCGCAACGAACAACGACAATCTCGGAACTTTACGTTTTAGAGGAAATAACAACGCTGGCTCACCAGAGGTTATTGAGTACGCTACTATATACGCGCAGTCCACTAATGTGGCTGATGGTGCGGAGGATGGCCAAATGATTTTCCGCACTATGAAAGACGGCACACTCGGTGCGCGTTTGACGATAAACTCCGATGGTGCGATAAACATTCCAAACCTGTCAGCCAGTTCAGACGTTCAAACTGATGGCAGCAAAAACCTAATAACATCGTCAGACAAACGCCTTAAAAACGATATAGGCGAATTGACCGCTGGTCTGGACATTATCAGCAATTTGGAACCGCGATATTTTAGCTGGAAAAATGACGAGTCTAACACGCAGCAATTAGGTTTTTACGCGCAAGACGTTTACGAGTTTTTGCCAGAGGCAGCACCGCGAGAACAGAAACAGAATTTAGTAACTCCAGCGGTAGCGGCAGAACCGGCAACCTACTATGAGGAAGGCGACGAACTTCCAGAAGGCAAAGCGGTTGGCGATGAAAAGACTGCAGCAGTTGAAGCGGTTGAAGCCGTTTTTGAACTAGCAACAAACGAGGACGGCACTCCTGACTACAACTGGGGTTTCAACGGCAGACCGATAATCGCCGCGCTAGTTGCAGCAGTTAAGGAATTAAAATCGAAGGTAGAGACTTTAGAAAACGCATAAAATGATAGAAATAGCAGTAACACCAACGGCAACCCTCAATGCGTCGAAGGTCGCAATCACGCTGAACTCCGCACAGGAGTTTGGAATGCAATTCTCGGTAGCCGCATTTGGCAAAATCACCGATGCAGAAGGCAACGAAGTGTGGGGACAGAACCCGCTGTATTCGGGACTTCTCAATATTTCAGGAAAAACTTGGGATGATTGGGGGTCAGACGTAGACGATGC